AATCTTTTATTTGTTTTATGTTTTCTAGTCCTTCGTTCATATTATCCCTTCTGCTCGCTTGTCGCTTGAGCCTTTCGCTTGTTAGTTTTACAACAGACGTTCGCTTGCGCTTGCGCCTGTTGGTTGGCGTCACTCTTTATAGAGGCGTACACGCTCACAAATCGACCTCTATTTATGCAACATTTAAACATCTTGCACAAATCCATTAAAATTTTTGATTGCTCGACCCTTAGCAATTAAACCTACTACAACTTTTTTCGGGTCTAAGTGTCTTAAATCATGTTTATCACCGTTTATGACTTTACGGCCTAGCCATTTTTTAGGAAGTTTTTTTCTAAATACCGTTGCTATATTGTATTTAGTTTTTAATATTTTCTTTACATCATCTAAATTATTCTCAGCTTGTGAATAAGTTAGATCATAATTTTTAGGTATTTTATTCTTTTTATTTAATCTATTTGTCACTTTGGTATAATCGACAAATTGCACGTTCGGGTTATTGTCCATAAGATTAAGCCCATTTTCTAATCTATAACGCTCAAATGGAAGATCACTAGTGCCATTTAATCTAACAGTATATTTTAATTTTTTTCTTTTGGCCCTTGCATAACTCAATTTAATTTCATGATCTAAATGATTTAAAAATTTGAGCCTATCAGCTAAGAAATAGAATTTTTTATTTAATCTTGATTTTTGCACGCTTGTCATTTGACCCCGCCCGCTAGTATTTAAACATAAATCGATACATACGGGACTAGCGTTAACACATATATTGACACCGCCTATATTAGCGGGTGCAAGATGTAATATTTCACTTAAATATTTATATCCTTTTGATTTTTGCATTTTAAAGGTTGAACTACCTAATAATTTCTTTTGTGGTTTATACTTATATTTCATAATTATTTGTCCATTGTTAGTTATTTCTTTATTCTGTTATTGTCCCGCTATCCCATAAATAGCGGGTGTTAGGACAATAACATTTTTATATATAATGGCTTGACTTCTATTTGTCAAGGACTATAAAGGATAATATATTAACAATAACAAAAAGGATAATATAAAATGAGTACTACAAAAAAAGCGGTTATTTTTTCAGACGGCAAGATTAAAAGATTTGAAAAAATAGTTAAGCAACAGACAGAAGAAAAAAAACAAGAACTAAATAGAGCGCTAGACAATAAAGTTGATGAAGTATTTGACAAAAAATTTCAGCAATTTTTAAAAGAGTTTAAAGTTAAAAAAGAACTTGAAGACTTAAAAAAAGCTAGCGATCAATTAGAAGATTTTGAGCGTCAATTAGAAGAGAAAAAAAGAATTTTAAAAGACGCTGTAAAATTACACTCTAAAAAAGTTGAAACTATTTGCGAGCGTCAATCTAAAATAAATGGATATGAACATCGAATACATTGGGGCGGTTATGATACCGACTATAATGATTATAAAACTAAATTAGAAAATATATGCCGTGAAGAGTTGACAAAGCAATTTAGAAAATCGACTAAAGAAGGCCAGGAACTAGATAAGATTGACAATAAAGTCAATAATCTATTAATGACTTTGTCTTATCCGAATTTAGTTGCTGAGGAAGTTGATTTGAACAAAGCATTAGAAGACGGCTCAAGTATGTTGTCTATAGCTTTAAACCCTAACACCTTAAAACAAATAAGTAAATAACACTTGACACGGGGACAATATCCTTTATTGTCCCCTATATAAAGAAATAAATTAATAAAAGGATAATATGAAAATAAATGTTGATAAAAACTTGTTTTTTTTTAAAAAAGATAAGGGCAAAAAAGTATATGAAATAGAGGCTGAAATTCAGAGATATTTAAAATTTCAAGTAGTTGCCGAAAATGAGAATGACGCTTTTGAGAAATATCTCAATCATGCTGACGTTGAAGTTGTTAACAATACAATATCAACTGAAATTGTTTTATCAGATCAAGATGAATACGATCAATACCATAATACAAAGCGTATTGGTATTATAAAAATAGATGAAGATAATGAGCCTTATGTATCAGATGAAATAAAAAAAGATAAGCCATTAATATTAACAAAAGATATGGAAATTAAATAATGGCTGTTGATTTTGAGGCGTTAGATCATGTTAGGGCAAAAAATAAAGCTCGAGTACATGAAGAGCAAAAACAAATGAGAGTTGAATTATCTAAATATATAGACAAATGCGATAGTTATGAATTATCAAGGTTATATGATGAATACAAAAGACTTAAACGAAAATAGACTATTAACTAAAAAAGATTTTGACAGCTTTTTTGACGGGCATAACGAATATGAGTTTAAAAAAATGAGTATCAATAAATTGCGCTCAACTTATGGCGTGACCCATTCGATTAATGGTAAATATAAGGATATGCGGGGCAAGTGTTTCAAATGTTTAACACCGTTAAGGGCTGATTATACACGCCATGAAAACTATTGTTTAGATTGTTAATAACCTGGAATTTTGACCCCTTACAAATATTAAATAAGTATTGATTAATATATATTTTCTTTTAATTTCTATTTGATTTGACCCCGTTGCGGTTAAGTTATTAACTAGCAAAAATCAGACAGCCGTGGCCCTTGCAAAACTTTTTCAAAAACCTTTTTTCGTGCGCCATGATCCAGGGCGCTTGAGCCTTGAACCATGAATTTTTTAGCTTGAGTGTTGTTATATGAAATTTCTAGCTTGTGCCTTGAACAATAAAATAAAAATAAAAATTTTCTTAAATTATTAAAGGGTCATTGATAGCATTTAGGCGCCAAACTTTAATCAATGACCCTCTAATAATGAGCCGTGAACCAATGGCCACGACTCAAGATTTAAATTTTATTCGTCGCCGTTCATTTGGGCGTCAAGTAGCGCCCTTTTTTCTAAATGATCGATTTGGTCGAAAGCGTCCATTTTCCGAGATCCATCCTCGCGCTCGTCCGATATTCTCGTTGCGATATGCTCGCAGATCCACCACACCAAAAGATTTTTAAAAGTTTTCGGATCTGAAACATTTTTACACCCTCTAAAATTAGAAATCATAAAGGGTATAGTTTCGCCGAGATCATCAGCCATATTGCTTAACTCGTCCCAAATCTCATCTTCGTGATCATCGTAAAATTGCACATTATCATTGTAATAAATTAACTCGGATATTGTGCCACCACTACAACCATGAGTTGCAACATCTGTTATTAAAAAACGCTCTTCTTTTTCGCCCCTTAATAAAAATTGCTCTACTGTTTCATCTACTAGTTTTTTAGTCATATATTTATTGTCCTTTATATTGGTTTAATATCCTTGATTAATATTTTAAATTAGTTTAATAATCAAGTTATATTTTCAAATTATTGAAAATAAATTAACAACGAAACAAGGACAATGAAACATGAATAAAACTGATGATGAAATTTCAAAAAGAATAATGGAATTAGATCAAATTTGTATTGAGTATAAATTTTGGGATAATTCGGAATATCAAGCTGAATTCCACAAACTGAGAGAAGAGCAAAAAAAAAGACATAGAGAAAAAATACTATCCAAAGAATATAGACCTGCTCATCATTTAAGGGCTATTAATTGGAAAGCCTTTATTCAATCAGCAATTAAAACGGGGCTTGAAAGTCCGACCCCTTACAAAGTCATCCCGTATAAAAATGGAATAGGCATTAAAAAGATTGAGTTTATTAAGCCTATTAAATACAGTAAAAAACAAGGGCCGTCATTAGAGGCCCTTTATAATAATTAGATATATATCTAATCTTTCAATAGTTAATTGACTAAGGCCCCATTTTACATGGGGCCTTTTTTTGTTTCAGTGGGCCGTGACCCGTGGCGCGTGTCACATGTTTATTTATTTATAATAGAGGTACCAACGCGACACCAAACATTTAGAGTGCGTAGCCCCCCACCCCCCTTTATACGTAGATAGGGATCCTAATGTATGTATATATATGCTTGATTTATATTGTCATAGGCTGTAAAAAACTTATTAAACATCGATAGTGATGCCAAAAAAATTTTATAAAAATTTTTTATGAAACCGAATGATATAGATATAACTAAACTACCTGCCGATATACGGAAGACATTTAAACAACTTCAAGTATTACATGCTGAAAAAAAGATACGGAATAAAGCTAAAGATGACTTCCTTTCTTTTGTCAAATGCGTTTGGCCAGATTTTGTAGAGGGGTCCCACCACAGGCACATTGCAAAAAAATTTAATGAACTAGCTACGGGTGAAATAAATAGATTAATTATCAACATGCCACCCAGGCATACCAAATCAGAATTTGCATCCTATTTACTTCCAGCATGGATGGTGGGCCGTGAGCCAAAGTTAAAGATCATTCAAGCAACGCACACGGCAGAACTAGCAATTCGTTTTGGTCGTAAAGCAAAGAACCTAATTGATAGTGATGACTATAGAAAAATTTTTGATACAACACTCAGTGAAGATAGTCAGGCAGCAGGGAGATGGGAAACTTCTCAAGGTGGTGAATATTTTGCAGCTGGTGTTGGTGGAGCAATTACAGGTCGTGGTGCAGATTTATTGATTATTGATGACCCACACTCTGAGCAAGATGCAATGTCAAAAGTATCTTTAGAGAAAGCTTATGAATGGTATACATCAGGTCCTCGTCAGCGTTTACAACCTGGTGGTAAAATTATTTTAGTAATGACAAGATGGTCTACGAAAGATTTAACAGGAGCCTTGGTCGCTTCACAGAAAGAAGCGAAAGCTGATCGATGGCACGTGGTTGAGTTTCCAGCAATCATGGACCATGAATCAGATGACGCTGTACCTGTCTGGCCTGAGTATTGGAAGATGGATGAATTAGAAAAAGTCAAAGCTGCACTTCCTGTTGCTAAGTGGAACGCACAGTGGATGCAACAACCAACTAGTGAAGAAGGTGCAATTTTAAAAAGAGAATGGTGGAGGACTTATGAAGGTGATGACATTCCAACAATTTATCATGTCATACAATCTTACGATACAGCGTTTCTTAAAAAAGAGACAGCTGACTATTCTGCTATTACTACTTGGGGTGTTTGGTATCCAAGTGAAGACTCAGGTGCTAATTTAATTTTATTAGATGCAATCAAAGGACGGTATGAGTTTCCTGAACTAAGACGTTTAGCTTTAGAGCAATATCGCTACTGGAATCCTGAAACAGTGATCATTGAGGCTAAAGCTTCTGGATTGCCCCTGACTTATGAGCTACGGAAAATGGATATTCCAGTAATGAACTTTACACCAAGTCGTGGAAATGATAAGCATGCCCGTGTAAATGCGGTTGCACCTTTGTTCGAATCTGGTATGATATGGGCTCCTCAACAAAAGTTTGCGGAAGAGGTTATTGAAGAATGTGCAGCCTTTCCGTTCGGGGATCATGATGACTTGGTTGACTCCACTACACAAGCGATTATGAGATTTAGACAAGGTGGACTAATTGAACATCCAGAAGATTATGTGGATGAAGTTGTTGAGAAGAAGAAAAGGAATTATTACTAATGTCTAGCGTAACAGATCTATATACAAAAAATTATAGTCCAGAACGTAAAAAAGAATTTGAAAGACGTGTTAGAGAAATTGCTGGCAATATGTCAGAAGAGTCTGCAGCAGACCTAGTTGCAAAAGAAATGAGAGAAGAGATGAAAGACGGTGGTATGATTGATAAGCCACTTGGTTCAGGCGGAGTGAAATCTGGCCCACCACCAAAATCAGGACCAACACCACAAGGGTTGAAAGTTCCTTTAAAACAAGTTAAACAGTAAGACTGGAGAAATTTTAAATGGCAGATATTGACAAGTCCCTTCCTAATGAACTTAGAACAGAAGTAGAAATACCAGCTGAAGAAGAAGTTGTAGAAGAGGAAGTAGTAGAACAAGGTCCCGTAGAAGTTATACCTGAAGAGGATGGTGGAGTTACATTAGACTTTGAACCAGGAGCAATCAATGTTCCAGGAACCGAGAATCATTTTGATAACTTAGCTGACATTTTACCTGAAGATATTTTAGAACCAATCGGAAACGAAATGGTTGACAACTACATGGAATATAAATCATCTAGAAAAGATTGGGAACAATCTTACATTCAAGGTCTAGATCTTTTAGGATTCAAATACGAAAATAGAACTGAACCTTTCCAAGGAG